TTTGATCTCCATGGTCTCATAATGATGAATTTCGTTCACATTCGCATATCTGCTCTCAACGTACTTATACAACTCTTGCTCCGTCATGGGCCATTCGTTGTATATGTTGATTATGTTGTTACACAGCAGAATCACCCAATCTAACTCAGGATCGCCGTACAACTCATTTGCGACCTGATCGGGTCGTTCATTGTTGCCGACAGAATACTGCTCAAACCCTAGAATGCTGTCCTGGATCTTCTCCCTGACCTTTACTCTACGGAAGATATTCTTCGCAGCAATATATGGTTCTACGTTGTTCCTTCTAAAAGAAGAAACACGAACCATTACATTAGGTAGATATCCGAAATAATGACTCATTTTTTGTTCTTGTACATGTCACGAGTAACGAATGCAGTCTCATCGAATGTGAGAGTCATTTTGTAACTCGCTGGACCATAATCAATGCCAGAGTAATCTGCGTCTCTGAGAGAACTATTCTGCCCTGAGGGAGTGAAGTTCAACTGCATATTAGTCAACACTAGGTTGACAGGGTATGTAAGCAGATTAGACAACACCTCAGGTTTTGATAAATTCCCACTGTTGCCCTTTTTGTTAAATCTCTTGACGCTATACCTTACAACTTCAATTTTGAAGAATCTAGGAATAGTCAACCAACGAGATTTGGCACCACTGACACCAGGTAGCATTGCATCACGCAGAACTGTTGCAATCTTCTGGATATTCTCAACTTCCTTTGCATTACGAGGTGCCATATCAAAGGTAAAGTTGTGAGTACGATAGTTCACACCTTTGAATACTGTTTCTTCGTATGGGTTGAATACTTGTCCTTTTGCCAGTGCTGACAGTTGGTTCTTGTTCATATTGCCATCTAAACCGAACGCCTGAGACGCTTGGTTGAAGATGCCAGACACAGCACTGAATGCAATCTCAGGTTTTGCCGATTGTGCTCCATCTTGGAGGTTCTGAGTGATAGCACCTATGTCACCCGACTTCATTGCTTGGACGACCATATCTCCGAAGGGTCCAAGTGCAACCTTGTCGTATGAGGTGCTATAAGTCTCATTCAAATCATGAGGCAGGTATAGGTATACGGTTTTCATAATCTGGTCTTGCTTACCAGAGTTAGCACCACCACCTCTACCACTATAAGTATATGGATTATTCTTCTCTGAGTCGAAGATCATCAATTTTAGATAATCAACCGTCTTAGGTTGATATCTACGTCCAGAAGAGATAGATCCATCATTGTTCGGACCCCTAGGGGTCTCCATCGGATAAATAAGTCTACCACCCTTTCTCGCTCCACCGCTATTGCTAGGGTTGGTTTGGCGATTTTTATTTTTACTATCTTTTCTCGGCATGAGTTATTCAGGAAAATTTAGACCATCAAACACTCATAAGTATAAGGGGGATCCCACAAATATTATTTATAGAAGTTTATGGGAAAGAAAATTCATGGTATGGTGTGACAAGAACGAAAACGTATTGGAGTGGGGCAGTGAAGAAATCATCATTCCATACATCAGTCCTGTTGACAACCGTGCTCATCGGTATTTTCCAGACTTTTATGTCAGAGCACGAACTAAAACTGGCAAGACACAGAAGTTTATCATTGAAGTTAAACCAGCACGGCAGACTGTACCGCCGAAAAAACAGAAACGTGTTACGAAAAAGTTCTTGACCGAAGTCAAGACATATGCTGTCAATGATGCGAAGTGGAAGGCAGCAAGAGAATACTGTGCTGATCGTATGATGCATTTTATGATACTCACCGAACACGAATTAAAGGTATGAGCATCTTCAACGATGTAAAAGAATTAGCAGGTGGTAGCAAGAAGTCTAAGGACTGGTATCGCTCACAGGTATTCTATGGACTAGAAGATAACCGAGGATTCAAACCTGGGGATGTCATCTTCTTCAATTATGCTGCTGCTACTAAAAATTTACCATATTATGATAAATACCCTATGGTATTGATTACTGACGTGGACATGCAGAACTTGCAGTTCTCTGGTGGTAATCTACATTATCTGAGACCTACTACAAGAATGTCAGTAGCAAGGTCTTGGGGTGGGGGTTCTACATCATATCCTAGGCGTTGCTACCATAAATACTTTATGTCAAACGCTAGTAATATCAAATCAGTGTCAACTACTGACCTGAGAGATATGAAGTTTCCGCTCCCATTGGAGCAATTTACTATGAATGTGGTGGGTCGATATCTCGACGTTCCTAGTAGTATTATTTGGAGTAGACAGTAGTGGGAAGTCCCAACAGATTTAATACATTCAGAGATCTAATTGCAACCAATGCCCTGGCACCTGCAACTAGTAATCTGTTCCAGATCATCATGAACCCACCACCGATCTTGTGGGCGAATGAGAAGGAGAACCGCCTTAGGGAAACTTTTCAGAATATCAACTACTTTGCTAACACTGTTACTACACCTAGTAGAGCACTTACCACATCTGAGGTAAACAACTTCGGTATGATGCGTAGGTTTGTCACAGGACAGACAAACTCTGAGATTACTATCTCATTCCTGGTGACCAAAGATATGCAACATAGGGCATTCTTTGAAACATGGTTAAATAGTGCAGCATCAGATGCTGATAACACTGTTGCCTTCTATGATGACTATGTGGCAGACATCCAGATTGTCAAGTGGGAGCACGGTGCTAACTTCAAACTGAAAGCAGACAGGAGAGATAAGTGGGGGTTGAACCCTATGCAGTCAACAGCAGTATGGAAACTGTTCGGTGCATTCCCTGTCAACATCAGCACCATGAACTTCGATAACGAGCAAACTGGACTGCTGCAAATGGATATTCAGTTCTACTTTGAGCGTTATAGGTTCGATCAAGTCTCACCTGCTACATTGAAAGCGAAGAGAAGATCCAGACAGAACACATTTACCTTCGACGAAGTTAAGACTCGCGTCAAGGGTTCGGGTAATCCAGACGTACAGAGGTATAGTCTCGGATAACCTGTCTAAATAATTACATCGTAATTTTATAGTTATGCCTTTACCAAAACTCAGTGTACCTGACTATGAATGTAAACTGCCGTGCAGTGGAACTAAGGTCACATACCGTCCATTTCTAGTTAAGGAAGAGAAACTTCTCTACCTTGCTATGGAAAGTCAATCCGAGAAGGAGATGATTCGTGCCGTCAAGACTATCTTGAAAGCATGTACCAACGTCAAGAACGTTGAACAACTCGCTACCTTTGAGATTGAATATCTGTTCTTGAAGATCAGATCCAAAGCGGTCGGTGAAGTTAGTGAATTCAAAGTGACTTGTCAAGATGATGGCGAGACACAGGTTGATGTAGAAATCAATCTAGAAGATGTCGAAGTCGTTGTACCTAAGGATCATAAGAAGATCGTTAAACTCAACGATGAAGTCAAGGTAGAGATGAAGTATCCTGCACTGGATGCATTTGTTGACAGGAACATGAAGGACAATCCTGACATTGAGGATGTGTTTGATCTCGCTGCCGAGTGTATCGATAAGGTATATGAGGGAGATGAAATCTATGACTCTTTCACTAAGAAAGAAGCAAAGGATTTCCTTGGTGAGATGAACAACGATCAGTTCCAGAACATCCAAAACTTCTTCGAGACGATGCCTAAACTCACTTACGAGTTTGAGGTAGAGAACCCGAAGACGAAGGTTACAAATACTATTGTACTTGAAGGACTCGCGAGTTTTTTCGCATAGCGTTAATGCATGATAGTCTTATGAACCTGTATAAGACTAACTTTGCATTAATGCAGCATCACAAGTATAGTCTGACCGAATTAGAGAATATGATGCCGTGGGAGCGAGACGTTTACGTCAACCTACTTCTGGCATACCTCCAAGAAGAGGAACGTGAACGTGCAAAACAAAACAAAGGCAGTTCATTCCTATAATGGCAGCAACACTCAGAAAATATGTAAACATTAAACCAGCAGGTCTGGGTAATGACAACCTAGGTAAAGCGTTCAAGTCGATGACTATCGCTCACAATAGGTTGGGTGGTGCTGTCACTAATATCGGTGTTCAGTTAACTGAATTTAAGACGCTAGTAGATACATACGCTGACTCACAGGTTGCCTTTTACGAAAGAGAGAAAGAGTTAAACGAGAAAGAGCACGAGCATAAGAACGAAATGATTGATGCTCAGCAGGATATGCTGGGTAGGAAGAAAGGTAGAGAGCAAGATAAGAGAGCAGAGGAAAAACAAGAGAGCCTAAACGAGAAGCAAGAAGAGAAAGTAGGAGAGGAATTAGGTAAGAAAGAAAAGAAGAGTAGGTTCGGGTGGTTAAAGAAACTCCTGAAACCTGTTTCGTTGCTCATAGGTGCCCTCTCGTCACTCATTGCTATACCTGTGGCATTGGGTGTTCTGGACTGGTTGTCTAAACCAGAGAACAAGAAGAAAATTGAGATGCTTCTCAGATTCTTCAAAGGGATCTTCAACCTGTCCCGTATGTTTACATCATGGGGATTAGGTAAGGTTATCGAAGGTATCACTGATGTATTCGGTCATGACCCTGATCAGGGTATGATTGAAGGTGCCTTAGATAAGTTCTTCGGTGTCTTAAAGATTGTAGCGGGTCTCGCCTCGATCTTTATTGGATCACGCATCCTGATGCCATGGAAGATCCTTTCCGACGTGAAGTGGATGACCAGTCTTGGTCGTGCCACACAAATAGCAGAGGCAACAGGATGTGGACGTGGCAAACCAAGGAAAGGTCAAAGAATTGGTAGGGATGGTAGAACATCCAAGCAGAGACTGAAAGATATTAGAAAGTTAAAGAGGATGAGGCGTCTCGCTTCTCTTCAAAGATCATTAGGTAGAAGATCCACTGCTGCTGTTGCTGGTCTCAGTGGACTGCTGGACACTGCTACCAATGGTCTCAGGGAATTCAACAAACCTAGGATCCCTGATGGGTTTGATAAAACAGCATCTAAGACTGCTAGTAAGACTGTTACAACAGAAGTTGCTGAGGCAGCAACTAAGAAAGGTCTTGCCGAGACTACGGAAGCAGTAGCGACTAACAAGGGTGTCCTGTCCAAACTGGGGTCCCTGTGGTCTGGTGCTGTTGAACTTGGTGGTAAGGGTGTAGATCTTGCTGGCAAGGGTCTAAACATGGCGGGTAGCTTCGCCATGAAGCAGGTGAATGGCATCAATAAATGGTTCACATCCATGGGTGAGGGACTGATCAATGGTGTCAAGGGCATGGGTCAGGGCATCTGGAACTGGGGTAAAAACACTGCCAAGAGTATTGGTGACGTTGTAGAACTTGCTAAGAATCCAGCAGCACTGAAAGATAAGGTTGTTACCAAAGTCAAGGAGTTCATCAAACCTACCCTTGAAAAGAATGAAACTGTAAAGGGTATTGCAGAGTTTGTAGAAGCACCCGACAAGATGAAGCGGGTCAAGGGTGCCATTGGTGGCGCTCTGAGAGCAGGATTTAAGAACCCTGGTTTCAAGAGCATGAGAGAGTTCTTGAAAGCAGCGAAAGCGAATGCAAAGATCGGTGGTATTGATAAGATAGTTGCTTCTCTGTTAGCACTGTTAGACTATGGTGTGTTCGGTGAGTCACCGATCAACGCTATCATCAAGGCACTGGGCGGTCTGTTAGGTTACTCCGCTGGTTTTGCCATTGGTGCCCCGTTCGGTGGTGTTCCTGGATTCATCACTGGTATGGCAGGTGGTTTTGCTGGTGAGTGGGTTGGTGAACAACTTCTCAAACTGATGTATGCAATACCTGGTCTGAAAGATATTGATGATCCTATTGCTGCACTAATCGGTGGTGACTTTGCACAGAGAAAGATCATCAGAGATCCAGACGGTGATCCTGCTTGGATGGGGGCACTAGATGCTGCTGCGAAGGATGATGACGGTGAGGAAATTACACCGCCAGAACTACCACAACTCGCCGCTGGTGGTCCTGTTATGGCAAAGGGTGGTCAAATACCCGAAGATGGTGTCAGACCACGCAAAGTAGGAACAGGGGATCCAGAATACAAGGAAAAATTTAGTGGAGATGGAAGAGATCGACTCCAAGGATTCGCTTCTGGTGGAGAAGCAATTATTGCAGGTGCTAAAAAGATAATTGGGAGAAAGCGGGGTGTTAGTGACATGTGTGCTTTCACCACACGAGCGGCACTTGCAGCAGCAGGACATAGTGATGCCGAGAAGAGAACATCGAAAGGTGACCTAGACACACCAAAAGGCACAGCATATAGTGGTAGAAACTATGCTGCATCTTTTGGTGGATCTGACATGGGCACGGTGATAAGAAATAAGTCTAAAATTAAAATGGGAGATGTCATCCTATGGAGAGACTATGCTGGTGGTAGATATGGTAAGGGAGCAATCACACACGTTGGTATTGCTGCTGATGATGGATTGAAGAATCAGTATGACCACAATACCAGTAGAGGTTGGCACTATCGTCCACACTGGAATAGATACGGTGGTACAGAATGGTTTGCTGGCATTCGTTTGGGTGGAAAACCTGGACAGATAGGTGAAGGCAACGGAAGTGCAGATGATCAAGGCAACAACACAGGATCTACTGATGGTGGTAGTGGTTCTGATCAAGGTGGTGGTTTTGATATGACCAAAGAATATCTTTCCACTGCAAAGATCATGGAGTTCTTTACGGGTAAGAGTGACATCCTTGGTAGTTATATTGCAGATGCTCAGACTGGTGGATCTCCTGGTCCTGCCTCTACTGATCCACCTAAACTTTCTCCTGGCACTACTGGCATCGGTCCTGTGGCAGATGGTGGAGCATATGCAGGTGCATTACAGAACGCAGATGAACCAGCAGGTAACCCACCAGGCGCTCTGGCACCTGGTCAGCGTCCTGACAAGGCACTCACTAACGAACAGTGGAAGGTTCAACAGCAGGCACTCAAAGAAGCAAAAGCGAAAGGTCTGGAAGGAGAGGCAAAGGACAGATATGTTGCTGGTAGGGTCATGGGTGCTACTGCTGCACCAACAGAGAATGATGAAGCAGCACTAAATACTAAGATAAGTAATCTAGAAAGTCTCTCTCAGGAGAGGACCAGACGTGAGAAAGCACCCAAAACAAATTCTGTGATGGTTGCTGTTCAACCTGTGGTTCAACCTGCCCCTGCTGGTGGCAATCGTTCTAAACCCACGGCAAAACCATCCGCGACACCTCTGTTGACACGATAAATGGCACAAACAAAGGCAAGACTATACAAATATGTAACTCCACCTAGTTTCAAAGGTGGTGGTATCACTGTTAAGATTGGTGATAAAGTTGTTACACAACCAGAAGCAGGGGTTGTTAAGAACATCAAAGCAATCAATAGTCTTGGTGCGACTACTAATAGTATTGCTATCCTCGTAGAGGATCTGAATGTAAGTATGAAGGGGTTCTTTTCTAAGACCCTCAGTCAACAGCAGGCGCTGATAGATCAGCGTGAAGATAACATTGCTGATGAGAAGAAACGACAGAAGAAACTATTAGATAAGGCAGCAAGAGAGAAAGGATTAGAACGGGATAAGAAATCAGAGAATCTTCAAGAGAGGAAAGGTGCAGCGAAGAAATCTGTATTTGCAGAGAGATCTAAGAAGGTTGCTGCTGGTGCATTTGGTTTCCTTAAAGGATTAGCAGGACTATTTGGTACAGTATTCAAAACCATGATCCTCTACTCCCTCATGGACTGGTTATCTAAACCAGAGAATACGAAGAAGATCAAAAAATTCTTAGAGGGTATCAAGGCGATTGGTACATGGTTTATTAATACTTATGGGTTCCTTGTGGGCATGGGACTTGATGGTGTTGTTGAATTCATGGAGAACCCTATCAGTTTCCAAGGTGTCTTCGGTCTCCTCAAATTTGTAACAGCACTGGGTTTGATATTTGCTCCTGCTGCTGTCGCCAAACTAGGTTTGGGTCTGTTATTCAAACTGATGGGCAAGGGTGGCAGTGGTGCCATTGTCAAAGGTATTGTAGGATTCGCAAAGATGTTCTTTGGCGCTGTTACTGGCGTCGTCAAGGGTCTAATTGGATTCCTTAGAGCTAGGGGTCTGATGGGAGCAGGACTTACTATCTTAGGTGGTGCTGCTCTGTTTACTGCTGCTGGTGCGTTTGATGATCAGTTAGGTGCTACTGATGAAGATATTAATGAGCAGGTAGAAGAGGACGGTAAAGAAGAAGTTATCAAGTCGCTTGAAGAGCAACTGGCAGGTCTCAATGCATGGGACAAACTGTGGGGTAAAGAGAATGCTATCAAGGAACAAATTGAAAGATTAAAGACTGGCGAGAGAAAGTCATACGGTCAGACAGGTAACAATGCCATGAGCAAGATCCCTATCATTGGGGGATTGTTTGGTGGCGGTGGTGAAGAGAAGACAGAACCAGTGCCCGAAGGTAAGGCAGTTGGTGGTAGAGTCAAGGGTAAGTATGCCAAGGGTGGATGGATCTCTGGTCCTATGTCTGGGTATCCTGTATCACTGGATGGTGGTGCAACTACATCTTTCATCGGTCATGGTACTGAGTGGGTAGGTAGACGTGCTGCTGGTGGTGATGCATTTGTTGTTCCATTCAATACTCCTGCAACTGGTGGTAAGAATGGTCTGACCTCAATGAGGATGCAGCAGGCAAAAGCGGGTGGTTATTCTCTACCTGGTTTTGCTAAGGGTGGTAAACTATCTGGTACACAGAACCCACGCCGTGATGGTTCTCAGGAAGAGAATCGTCTGGCACAAAAAGATCTGGCGAAGAAAGCAGCAGGTGGTAAGATCTTCCTCCACTGGACTGCTGGTGGTGGTAACTTCAAACAGTCAGGTAAGTATCACTCTATCGTTCAGGGTGACGGTAGCATCTATCGTGCTCACCCATATGATCAGAGATCTGGTGTTGCACACACCTATCTGAGAAATAGCAGTGGTATTGGTATGTCAGTTGCTGCCATGGCAGGATCTCCTGGCAGTTATCAATGGCCCTCTGGTAAACAAATTGACTCCCTATCAGCAGAGATTGCTGACGTTGCTAAGAAACGTGGATGGAAAGAATCTGATATTAGTGTCAAGAACATCATGACACATGCTGAGGCAGCATCTGGTAAAGATGGAGAACTGCCTCGCAATGATAACTATGGTCCTACTGCATGGGGTGGTGATGGCGCACGTTGGGACCTCTGGCACCTAACTAAGGATGGTAAACCTGGATCTGGTGGTCATATCATCCGTAACAAGGTAAGAGGATTCCTTGGTATGGAACAGATTCCTGTTCCTGAGGATGCAGGATCACCCTCACCTGCTCAGAAGGCAGCAAGTAAGGGTAGCACTCAGAACGATGCTACCAAGAATGCTAGTCAGTCTGGCAGTGATGACAGCGGTGGTGGTGGTTTTGATATGACTAAGCAGTATCTGTCTACTGACATGATCATGCAGTTTTTTACTGGTAAGAGTGGAATGCTTAGTCAGTATATTGCAGATGCTCAGGGTGGTAATGGTGCTACTGCTACTCCTAAGACAACGGCAACGATGCCATTCAATACTGATCTTGATTTAGGTATAACTGCTGATACATTTAAGTCTGATGCAAAAATAGACTTCACTGGTGGATCTACCGTAGATTTTAGTACAGCAATGACTGCTGGTGAGGGATTCACAGATGGAATGGATCTCAGCATGTCATCAGGAATCAACACAGGAATGTCTGTTGGTGGTGCATTCTGTCCCTGGTGTAAGAAGAAACGTTCTGCTGGTGGTGCTGTCAACTGGGATCCTGTACTGAAAGTTATTGGAGATGTAGAAGGCGACTGGAATTCTGTGAACCCTGGTCACAAAGCAGATGGTCTCGAAAAGATGACTATCAGAGAAGCAAGAGATAAGGCACTTACATATAAAGGTGGTACAAGTGCCATGGGTAAGTATCAGTTCTTGCCTCTTTACAAAGGAACTAATCCATTGAAGAGAACAGCAGACATGTCTGGTCTCGACTATGACAAAGATCTATTCAGTCCTGCCAATCAGAAGAAGATGGCAATCACTAGGATCATGCATGATCGTAGAGGAAAGGATTGGTTATCTGGTAAACTCAGTGATGATGCATTCCAGAAACTTCTAGCATCTGAGTGGGCAGGTCTTGCCTACTATAAGGATGGTAGGGGTAGATATGATAGTTCAACTAACAAAGCGAAAGCATCTTGGCAGCAAGTTCGTAGTGCCATGATGGCAGCGAAGAGTGGTGGTTATCCTGACTTTGATCCTAAGAAGAAATATAAGGTCGGTGATGTTGTTAAGAAGGATGGATCCCTGAAAGTATTTGATGGCATGGGATGGGGTGCATTTGATGGTGGTGTTACATCACAGGGCACCTCTGAACAAACGCTAGCAGGTACTAGTGCAGGTTCCTTTGATGAAGCATCAGGAAATGATACTAGTAATGCTGAGGGAGAAGAAAAGAAGGATCTAGGTAGTAAAATTGATCTGCTTGCTAAGTATGTTGCTGATGCACAAGATGATGGTGGTGGTGGATTCCAATGGGAATCATCAGCATTTGTACCTAAGGCATCTCAAAGCGGAGAACAACTTGCTACTAAGCAGCAGAATGAAGACGCTGCAAAGATGGAAAAGGAAAACAAAACAGACCTAAGTAGTACAACACTACCTGCTGCTGGTGCTGGCGGTGGTGCTCAACCTGACCCTGGTGCAGAAGCACAGGTTGCAAGTAGTGGACCTTATATTATCCCAGCAAATGAATATGTTAGACCGAGATTTGGACTAACAGCAGAGATCTTCGCAGAACCCGTTAGCATAGCGTAATGTCAGACAGCAAAGCATTTAAGTTCAAGAAAGCAGATCTGATGGTCAATGGTGAGAAACTAGACATCAGAGGTATCATTGCAGAGTTTCAGTGGTTTGAATCCATTGACTCACCTTTCGTGCGTCTAGACATTGCAGTCCTGGACTCTATCGATCTAGACCAACGTTTGTTTGGTACTGAGATGTTAGAGATTGAATTTAATACTTACGCTGCCCAATCTGATAACGCTGATAACAAGGATGTCAGGATCAAGGCAGACTTGAAGATGTATAAGATTGGTAGCGTTATTAAACGTGAGAGAGCGAAGATGTATATCTTACACTTCGTTCCTGAGGCGGTATATCACAACGAATCAAACAGAGCGTTTGGTATGTTTGGTAAAAAGAATGGTAAGGATGATGTAGTGGAGCGTATGCTCAAAAATCATCTTAAAATATCTAACAGAGATATTGAGATCGAACAGTACACTAGGATGAATGTACTCTGTCCTAATTGGAGACCTGTTGATGCTATCTCTTATGTAACTGACAAGGTGACAAGAGTTGCAAAGGGTAAGGGAACTAGGAAGCAGAAGAATAGAAAGAA